AAAAAACATCTTAACATCAATCCGTCTTTCACGGCGGATGATGAATACATTGCAATGATAATCGAAGCGGCAGAACAAGCCGTTTTGGCAACGTGTAACTTGAACATAAACGAGTTAGAGGGTAACGGGACAATTCCAAGTCCTGTTATCTTCGCAACTCTTTTATTAATAGGTGACATGTATTCAAACAGACAGACAAACGCATTCACCACGGTCAATAAGATACCGACTTTCAAGTTCTTACTTGCGAACTTCATAAAATATAATGATGAAAACTTGGAGGGATAACATATGTTGGCAGGGACACTTACAGAGATTATCAAGATACTCCGACCAACTGTCACAAGAAATGAACTTGGCGAGCAAGTAACAGAGTATCAAGAAGTTACAGAAGAAAGGACAAGCGTCAAATACGCAAGCAATGCAGGCAGAAGCCTTGTGAACAATGCAGTAATGTACAACGAACAGTTTGAATTTATCGTGTATTATTATGCGGACGTTCGCAACTATGACATAATAGAATACCAAAACAGAAAATACAACATCGTCTTCATACAGGAAGAGAGGATGACAAACATAAAGAAGATAATGTGTGAACTTATTCATGATTAACACAATCGACATAGCGGCATTCGTATATGACAGGCTTTTACAGGTTGAAGGTCTTGAAGTATATCCCGTCGTTGCAGAGCAGAAGACAGCCATTCCGTTTGCAATTTATTGGAGAGAGGGGATGCAGTATCGCAAGACCAAGGACGGCATATATGAAGCATATATCACATATGGAGTGCATATATACACACAGACATACAAGCAAGGTGCAGTGTGGTGTCAGTCCGCAATCGAAAAACTAAAACCGAGCGGAACGGCAGGCACACAGAAAGTTACCGATTTTGAACTTGAAGACTGTTCAGAAGCGTGGACGGATGATATTTATATACAGAGGATAACCTTTTCATATAGAGTTAGTTAATGGCAAAGACAACGACGATAATTGCTTCAATCGAAGACATGAACTATGCTGTTCAGAACTTCAAGTATAAAGTCAACGGCGGTGTAATGGATACAGGTTTTGAAGTCCGCAAGAAATTGATTGACGAACTTGACAAAAAGTCACAGAAAATCAAGCGCAAGACACCAAGGATGCATGAACTTATCCATGACAAAGCGGTCGCAACAATTACAAAGAATGTCAGTACGAAAAAGCGTGTCAGTTACGTAAGTGTAAAGACAGGTTCATTGACTGAAGGTCGTTTGATTAACTTCTTTGTCGGCAGTACGGAGAAGATAAGAATAAGGAAGAGTGACGGCAAGTCAACGGGTATGATTCCAAACATGAACCCATGGACGGCAATAATGCCACAGATTGAAGGCATGCTTTATCATAACATTGAATTAAAACTTCAGGAAGATTAAACAATGGCGAGAAACACAGTAAATAAAGAACTTATAAAGGGACGCAACATGATGTTGTTCAAACCGAACGGCGAGAGTTATGCGTATTGCATTTCCAACCGCTTGGTTATCACCACAACGACATCAAATATTTCCACGAAAGACCACGGTCAATGGAATGCCCTTTCATCAGACAAATACAATTGGACGGTATCAAGCGAGTATTTGACGACCGATGAATTTGATACATTGTTTAATGCAATGATTACCAATGAATTAGTACTTGTCAAATTCGGTGAAAAGATAGAGGATGACCCCGATAAAACAGTTGCAGACGGTGATTACCAAGCATGGCATCTGAACGGTCAAAAGACATATTTTCAGGGTTATGCCGTCATAACTAACATAGAGCAGACGGCTACAAATTCGGAAATTGCACAATTCACAATAGAAATGCAGGGTGTCGGCAAGTTAATCGCAAAGGATGACTTTATCACAATGTCCGTTAATGAAGAAGGCTATGATTATGAATATGAAGAAGAAATTCATTCATGTAATGTTTCTTTGCCGGAACCATTGAACAAGTTAAGTTTCATGGGACATATTGAAGCCGACGAAAGCGAATCACCACGTTTTACCAATGAATGGGTTGACGAAGGAACACAAGTGCTTGATTTTAACGTCGTTGGTGCTTCATTACCTTGTGGTGTTGTGATGGTTCATTACGAAGATGACAACGTTAGTATCAAGAAAGTCAATTTTGAATTATATGTGAAACAACGTGAAACACCGTATCAAGCATCCACACCAACAATAACAATTAAGAGTTATAGGGACGGAACAGACTATCCAACGACGACTTACGACCTTTCGGTTTCAGCAAGTACGGGCGAAAGCGAACATTTGCAAGTAGAAGTCCCCGTTCCGACAGACTCACAAGGAAATTTAATGATACTTATTTCTAACCAAAATGAACAAGACCATCTATGTATCAAGGGCATAGACTTAAAATATATCGAAAATAACTAATTTAAAACGTTTTAATATTTATGGCTAATTTTACACAAAAAAGCCTGATTCAGGGCAATCAGTTGATGTTGTTTAACACATCAGGACATTCATACGCTTACGCAACTTCACACAATCTTAGCGTACAGGGCGAGACACAGGACATAAGTTCAAAAGACCACGGAATATGGGGCGCAAGCGCAGTTTCTCGTTATTCATGGTCAATCAGTTCAGACAATCTTGCAACAGACCAATATGATGAACTCTATGCAGCAATGATTACAGGCGAGCCACAGGAAATCAAATTCGGTCTTAAGGCAGAGAACGACCCTGAAAAGACAGTTGCAGATGGCGATTACGAGTATTGGACACTCGATACAAGCAAGACATATTATCAAGGCAAGGCAATCATAACTAATCTTGAGATTAACGCTGAGAACGGCTCTATTGCCAATTATACAATCGAACTTCAGGGCGTTGGCAAACTTGAACAGGTTACACCGGCTTAAACATAAACTTCATGGTATTTGTTTATAGTTTTTATTTTCTTTTTTCGGACAGTCAAAATGGCTGTCCTTTTTTTGTTAATTTTTTCTTTTTACCCCATATTTATATATAAATAATATTATTCAAATCAAGGAAAAATGAAAGTAGAAATCAAAGGCAAGACCATCGAGTTAAAAAACACAATCAAATCTTTACTTCTCTATGAGAACATAGCAGAAGAATCATTCACACCGTCCAATTTACAGGCAATCATAATATATCTGTATTGTGTAATTTTAGCATCAAGTGGTGACTATACTATTCAGTATGATGACGTCATCGCAATGTTGGACGAAGACATGAATATATTGACGGAATTCGGTGATTGGTTGAACACTGTCACAGATACACAAAACAAGGTAAAAAAAAATGCAAAGAAAGGCAAAAAGTAAAAAGTGAAGAAAACATACTTGTTGCGCATAACTTGTTGAATATCATTGTGTTCCAGTTCCGAGTGGTTGACTATGTGACATTTGTCAATGTATTGGATATGACCGATATTAACGAGATAATGGACAACATTCCATACCTTGACAGAAATTCATGGGAACAAACCCGATTTGATACGTTTATAATGGCAAAAGCCAATTTCAAGGGTATTAAGAAAACACAGGATTTATTAAGGTTCCCGTGGGAAGAAAATCCTACAAACGACGAAATGAAAAAAACGTCGAGAAAAGCAAAACCAACCACCAAGCAAGACGTGGAGAATATGAAGAAACTCGCCGAGAGGTGGGCAAAGAATAAGTAATTAAAAATCAATAAGATATGCCAAAGAACTTTAGTGTTAGACTTGAAGCGGACACATCGGGATTTACACAAGCGATAGACAATGCCAAAAAGACATTGGAACAGTATTCAGGTGTGGCTAACCAAGCAAGACGAGAGACAGAGGGAATTGACCATGATATGGTTCGTTCATTCGATAAGTTAGTTAGTTCCCTTGGACGTGTGGGTGGTGCATTCAGAACGGCAAAACAGGATGCCGACACCATGCGCAACGTATTACGTCATCTTGAAGCAGAATATGAACGTATTGACGAAGTCACAAAGAACGGAGACTATGGCAAGGCTCTCCGTCAGACCATCGATGCAACAAAGGAAAAACTTGCGGACTTAAAGGAAAAAACCGATGGTGTTAAAAATTCAACACAGAAAAACAACCAAGTGGCGCAACAGTCGAACAACCTGTATTCAACAATGGCGAACAAACTTGGTATGTCAGCATCGGCATTTACCAAGGTTAATATCGCCGTCGCAGCAGTCACGACCGTCATAAAAGTACTTACGGATGCATTCAAGCACAATGAAGAGAATATGGACGCACTTGACCGTACTCTTTTACAGGCAGGTTCAGCATATGACACATTCCTGAACTCTATCAACAGTGGCAATTGGAGCGGTTTCT